CCAGTAGGAAATGATTCGATCAATGTCGGCCTGATTGATGAGATACTTGTATTCTCCGGGGTGTTTAATGGCCGGTGAATCTGTGCCAACAAGATTAATCGTCACGCCCCCCATCCTGTTATTCCAAACGGTCGTGGTCGTGATTTCAGGAAGATTATCGTAACCATCTATCGGTTCTCCGAGCTTATCCAACGGGTCGCCTTCTCCAATTGGATTGCCAACGAACACGCCCTTGAAATCACCCTTGTCGAGATTGGCGAGCGATGACAGATATGGCGCGGCGTAAAACTGAGTTTCGTCCGCGAGCACGCGACGGCGTTTCTGTTTAATCCCAACCCATTTTGAAAGCCCCTTCCATTGCCCGGTTGAGTCCAAGACTGGAATACAAATCAGTCCACGTCTGGTGTCACGAATCTCCGAATCTTCATCAATAGCATCTGTGAAAATCGCGTGAAGAGAATCAACCGGATTCCCCGGAGCTTCTGGCCAAATTTCCTTGGCTTGCTCGTAGAGTGACTTTACCTCACCAAAAACCCTGAGTTCGAGGCCACGAATGTCCGTGCTCGACATGAGAATCAGCGTGTCCTTCGGGAAACAGAAATAATCAGTGAGCGCGTAGCGGGCCATGACGTGTGTTTTTCCGGCATCTTTCGGCCCAAAAACCGTGGTTATACGGTTCTCAAGAATCGTCTTCAGCATCAAGTCGGACCATTCATGGTTTTCGTACCCGGGCCACAACAGACCTTGAAGTGCTCGATAGTGGAAAAACAGCGACCGTCCTTGTTTCTTCAGCCAGTCCTCACCTTGTTGAATCATCCAGATATGGACATCTATCCAAGACGTTTCTTGCTCCCAGTGAAGCCCAAACGCCTCCCACGTCTTTGCTTGCGAGCGTGGCATTATGGAGTAGCGCGAGCGCGTTCGGCCTTGAAGCCACCTGTTTGCAGAAGGCTCTTTTGCGTAGCTCCAGGGTAATCTTCCTCAACAGGTTCGCCGGTAGCCGCACGATAAATCCCGCGCCCAACAGCCGGAACGCCAATTGGAACAGGGGCAAGATCAACGGCCATCTGCCGCGCCGTCTCCCATCCGGTCAATTGTTTTCCGCGATAATTGGTCTGCGTGATGAACGTCTTTGCAGCGCGGCCAAGATGCCCGAGCTTATAGAACGCAACATCACGAATCGCCTTCATCACATTGCCTTTGCTCTTGCCGATTTGCGTGGCGAGTTGATGCGTCAATTCCCCATCCATCGTATAAGGGCTGATGTAATACCCGTTTGATTGGCCGATCACGTCAGGAACGTAAGCGTCAAGTTTGTGGTCTTCGGGATTGTGCCACGTCGGGCGACCGGAAAAGATGTAATTCAGGATTTGATTCCCTACGAGTTGCGCCAAGAACAGGGTTCCTGCGCTCTTAAGCAGACTTCCAGCAACGATGCGCCGATGCAATCCAGCCTCAACTGAGGCAACACCAGCCTGACGAACAGCGCCAATTTCGCTTCGCAGCAATCCCTCGTTCCATTGAGGCGCAAGAAAAACAAGGCGCATCAGGTCTTGGAACGTCTTGCTCTTGATCCAGCTTTGCCGCCGAAGATTAGCGAACCGGATATTCAAATCGCGTGCGACGTTCGTGGCGATTTTGGTGTCTGACAATTCCGGTCTCGCAGCCTTGGCACGGCGGAACTCGATCACGAACGCTTTGCCCATGATGCCGCGTTGATATTTCTCAAACAGGAACTTGTTGAAAGTTCCAATGCCAGGAACCTTGCGAACCCAGTCGGTGTAAAGCGCCTGCTGAAGCTGGCCGACGTTGAATCCGGCCTTAACGCCTTGTTCGATGATTCGCTTGTCTTCGAGCAACTGCGGCAAAACGTCGGTTGGAATCTCGCCACGTTTGGTCATCGCCCTAAGCGTTTCGAGAGCGTAATCCGTGAGCCACAATCCTTGTTTATAGTCGCGCAGAACACCAAGCCTAACTGGATCAAATGAAGCACCAAGGCGCGTGATATTGGCCAAATGAAACAAGTCAAAAGCGAGCGCGACGTGTTTAAATCCGGTGACGCCTTTCATCAAAGCCGCGCCAATGGGCCGGTCTCCAAGCACGCTCTCGCCAGTGATAAGCCGCAGGAACCGGCTGTAGCCATTCAGAACAGCCACATTCTGACGCCCCAAATTCATAGGCACATAGCCGCGAGGCGCAATCACGTCGTCTGGTTGGCCAACGCCACGACTGACGCGCTCCATATCGACAACAAGCGGGCGATTCGATGTCGGATCAGTAAGTTGGCGCAATTCAGAAATCCAAGTGCGCGTATTGATCTGGCGCTGGCCAGCCTCAAGGCGCATCTCCAAAGCCTTAATCGCATTGAGCGTCTTGGGTTTGACGTTCGCCGTGATTGAACTCACGAAGTCTGGATGCGTGCGAACGTGCTTGAATCCAGTCGATCCAGTTCCGCCTCCTGATTCAAATATCGTTTGGAAATCATCGGCCACATCCTGAAGGTGCGGAACGTAATTCTTGCTCTTTTGTGTGTTGATTCCGCTGGCCTGTTCTTGAGCAAGCTGATTTTCCGTGATCTGGTTGTAACGCTCTGCCGCCGTTGAATACTTGCCAAGATTCAGCAACGCCTCTTGAACAGCTTTGATTGCCTCCTGGGTTGCCTTTAGATTTGTGATGTCAGGCTTTGCCTCATGCGCTCGCAATGCTTCCAAGTCTGACGTGAGCTTGTTCGCATCGCCTCCAGCCTCGACTGTGAACGTCAATGCGGCTTCCTCGATAGGCGTCAGACGCTTAACGGGTTTTCCAAGCGCATTGGCAAGCACATCTCGAATCTCGTTGGATTGCTGACGAGCATAGAGCTTTGCTTTGTTCTCGATGGCATCGGCCCAACCAGCGATGTCTTTCTTGGTTGATGCGCCTTTGAACGTAAATTGAAGGCGTTGACGCAAAGATTGGAGATTTCCCCAAGTCGAACTTGCCGGTCCTTTCGGTGGCGCAGCAACATCCGTTGCACCTGTCGCTGGCGATTCCGCCATCTTCAGTGGTACTTCGGCTCGCCCCGTTCCTTCTTGCGCTTGCTGGCTTCGTGGAACTCCCGAAGAACTTTCTTTGGTGGACACGTTCCCTTCATTGACTCCGGGTTGTGCAGGCAACCCTCGAACTTGCGGCGTTGCGCCTCGCTCTTGTACGGCATTTGGTTCCTTTCTGGAAGCGTTAAACATCGCTGCCCTTGTTATGTCGGATTGTTCTCGGATTTGCTTCAGGTAAGGCCGGATTTGCGGACCATATTCCTTAATCATCGCCGCTGTCCACTCGGCGGCAGTGACGATACCGCGTTCCAGCAACGCCGCGCCTTTGACGATGTAAGCGGCGAGTTGCACCGGGTCGAGGCCGGCGCTAACCCGGCCACGCCCTTGTTCGATAGTGCGCTCAGCCCACGCCTCAAGACGACTGCCTGAAATGATACCGGGACGTTCCTCAGACAATCGGTTTTCCATCAGTGCCCTAATCAAACTGGCTTTAGTGATGCGAAGCTGATTTGGCGTCATCGGCTTCTCTGGATGAACCTCGTTGATGATACCTTCAGCGATATTGGCTGTAACAGATTGCCCAGTTGCTTCCGCCTTGGCTTTGGAGAAATCTCGCACACGCCGAATCGCATCACCCAAGGCTTCCACACGACGCAACGCCTCGCCGCGTTCAATGCCTTGGCGCGTGAGTTCATTCATCGCAACTTCCTTGATTTCGCCTTCAGGCAATAGATCGAGCATGTCAACGACAGCTTTGGTGCCGCCTTTAGCTGTTTCAGGAAGTGCGTCAACGGCCATCCGAAGACCGGATGATTCAGGCACAGTCGGAATCCCTGGTTGTCCAATGGAAACCGGATCGGCCACCTTCGACGGTTGTGGCAATGCTTGGCCCGTGCGCTCGATGGCTTTCCCTTCCTCGGTAACAAGACGTTCCATTTCTCCACCAGCACCACGAGTCAATTCATTGATTGGAAGTTCCTCGGGTTTTCCAGCACGCAACAAATCCAAAGTTGATTCAGCAGTCGGCAATCCCCCTTTGGCTTCGACAACAGCACTCTCAGGAGCCATGCGTATTCCAGATGGTTGCTGCGACTGCGACGGCAATCCAGCGCCTTGAACATCGCCAGTCAGAATTGGTTTGGGAACCATCTCGCCAGTTCGCTGAATAGCTCTGCCTTCTGCTTCTATAAGCTGTCGCATCTCTGCGCCTTCGCCACGGAGCAATTCGTTTATGGCAAGTTCCTCGATGGTTGGCTTCGGCAATGTCTCAAGCATCTCAGCCGTAGCCGGAATACCGCCTTGAGGAACTGGCGCTGGCTTTTGCTGAACAACACGCATTCCAGACGGTTCCTGAATCAATGTCTCCGGTGCTGGAATGGCTTCAGACGTGATCGGAGCCTTTTCGATGACTGGCGGATAACCAACATCGGGCACATTCCTCACTTCTGCGAGTGAACGCGGCAGAATGATTTGCTTAAAACCTTGGCGGGTAATGCCAGTGCCGAGTAGTGCTGTTCCAGTTCCGCCGCCAGCCATACTAGCATTGCCTTGTTGAAACCCGACCAACGCTTCGCCCGCGCCAGCGCCAAACGCAGTGCCTCCGAAATAAAGCCCCATCGCTGGAGCAACGCCGGGAATGACGGCAAGCGGAATCAGCGGAAGGTTTTCTGGCTGACCTGCGCTGCGAACGCCGCCTTCGATAGAGCGAACGGCTGAACTGATTCCCTCGACCCGTTCTTGGCGCAATGCTTCATCTCGACCCGCACCAAGAGGCAATCGACGAAGAACATTTTCCACCGAACCCGGAGCTTCTGGCGGCAACAGAAGCGGGGGAACAATTGATTCCGAACCGCCAAACCAGCCAGCGAATTTATCCTGACCGCGAACCTGCGCTAATTCAGCACGCAAACGCGCTGCCTTAGCCGCTGGAGCTTCCGGCTCGAATCCGGCAGGCGCATCGTCAGGAATGAAACCTTCGGGTTCAATTATGGTGCTATCGTCCATCCTTCAGGAAGTTTGCTGCCTTTAGGAACAGTGCCACGGCGACCATCCGGCCCGATGACATTCACTCGATTGCCTGTTGGTTTTGGCGCGGGTACTCCCAAAGGCGTCTTTTGCAAAGCGCGAACAGCATTCTTGTGTTCTTCCATCGCAGTATCCAACTTCACAATATCGGGTGCATCGGCGCGAGTTCCGGCCTTCAGCAACGCCTCTTTCTGGCTCTGAATCGCTTTAATATCGGCATTTCTCCAAGCGACCTCTTGAGCAACATCAATTGGCAATTTCTTGGCTGTTCCAGTGTCAATGATTTGATAACGCTGCGGACTAACTCGAACGCCTTTAACCCCCTGACCCAAATCTTCCGGTTTTGGAGCGGGCATCATCGCTTCGCTGCCAGGAGGAATATGAACGTTACCCTTAGCATCCACGAAATGTCCTGGAGCATTGCCTGAAGGATCAACCCATCTCGGAGGCGCAATAGTTGGTGCCGGTGCCGTCGCACGCAATCCAGCGCCATACCCACTCCCAAGCGCCAACGGATGCCTTGCCACCGCGTCGTGGATCGGAACCCCGTTCTGGATGTCGCGCTGTAGCCCCATCACATCAATCGACCGTCGCGCAATCTCGATGTCCTTGACGCTCCTGGCCACCCGACTCATCTGCGCGAACATCTGCGCGTCCTGCGCGGCGGCTTCGGCTGCTTGGCGTGCTCGCTGCGCCTCAAGATCAAGCTGCATCAGGCGCTCTTGATGCGGCACAGTCTCGCGGTAGGCCCAACCCGCGCCGGGAATGTCCGTGAGCGTGTTGGCCGGAAGCCCTTGGAGTTGCGCTTGCGTCGGACGCGGCACAGGCGGTTCGTTCGCGTAACGGGACGAGCCGTACACGTAGCCAAACGTCGCGGGTTGCGGTTCGACCGCAGGAGGGACATCCTCATAATCGAAGCCCAAACCGCCGTCGCCGGTGTATTGTTCGTCAGGCATGGCTAATCCCACATATCGTATGAGTAATCAGGCGTCCAAGAAGTGTCACCGGGTTGGCTGCCGAAATTCCCAAAACCAAGTTCCTCGTAGATGTCATCGAGCGTCAGTTGGCCGCCGCCATACCCACCACCGCCGCCGCCAAACAAGGACGACGAACCACCGCCGAGATTGCCGAATCCGAGATTCAATCCGCTACCGCCGCCGCCATAACCACCGTAACTGCCAGAATAACCGCCGCCACCGTAAGCACCGCCTCCGCTGCGACCGGCGTTTCTGGGCTGTTGAAATCCAGTAACGGCATTCGTGTAGAGCCGGTTCAATCCAATATCGCGCTGGTTCTGTAACTGTTGCTGTTGCAGAGCCAATAGCTGTTGCTGATACGGCGTGATGTCGTACGGCAAGCGCCTCTGCGATTCGCCGGTCAGAAGCGTGTTGGCTAGTCCAAGGCGCGTCAGATAATCCTGCTCGCTCATCCGCACCGCCGTCGATGCGCCAGCAGGCGACCCGGCCACGCCACGACCAGCGGCAAGCTCTGCTCCTTGGCGAGCCACGTCAGGCACCAGACCAGGCGTTACCAAGCCTTGAATGACTGAGTTGAAGCCTGAACCGCCGCCGCCACCGGGATATACAGAAGAAGTTCTACCAGATGCGTCTATTGGTCCCGGTGGCTCTGGCGGGATTCCGCCTGGAGCCAGTGTTCCGCCTGATCCTGGAGTAGCGATGTCATTTCCATATCCCAAAAATCCTGACACTCCACCGCCCCCGCCCGTCCCATAATTCGGAAACGTCACCGGACCACCGCCTGTTCCTGAACCAATACCACCCGCGCCAAGGCTACCGAATGCCGGCTGAGCGTTGTAATAGCCATACGGCGCTTGGCCTGGGCCAGTGAAGAAAGGACTCGGAGCTTCTGGCAACCGCATTGGATTACCCGCCGCGTTCACCGGAGGTTTCCAGTATGGAAATGCACTGCCGGAATAATGAGGCAACTGCGGCGGCGGTGCGTAGGAGAAGAGAGAGGTCATATTAATGAGCCGATCTTCTGGCACGACAATCTGGCCGATCCGAACGGGCTGAACGCCACGGCAATCGCGTCTTCGCCTTGATCGTGCATGGATTGTCCCTGAAGGAGACGAATTGCCTCCCGATGATGAAACGCAGCCATCGTCTTAGCATTGGGTTCATCCATCGTAAGGTATCTTCCGCACTGGCACTCGTGAATAATTGCCTCGATTGATGGAATCACCAGCCAATCTTGCGGCACTGAAACTGGAACAAAAGTGAGTTGGCAAATCGCCGTCAACTGAACCTCAGTGGCGCTTGTGGCTTCTGAATTAGCACAACAAGACTTCGGCAATCCTCCCACGAGATAGCGACGATAGGAGGCCGTCGTCTCGCCAGGTTGCATCGTCAAAACCAATCGTTGTTCGGCTGTGATCGTGTCCACCTCGTAGAATCGCAATGGGCCAAGGGTTCGATCTTTCTGAATTCCAATCACCTTGTTCACAATGTCCGGTGAGTCCACGAACGGAGGAACGAGCGTCATCAAATCTCCGGTTATCTGGATCGTGCCGTCGAGTGAGTAGCGGGGTTGATCGTTTCCGTCCAATGACTGAAGCAACACCTGCTTCAACTCATCGGCGGGATCGCTCATGTAAATGCGAATCTTTTTGTTAGACGGAACGATGTCAGAGAACAGCGGAAATTTGCCCCGGTCGTAAGCGGCCAGCGGAGCGCAACCACCGGAACCGCAAACGCTTTTTGGCCAACGACCGAAACCCCATTGAAGATACTCGAAATATTGGTTCTGAATTGGAATTGGAAACGTGCAAAGATTCAAAGCCTGTATGCGGGCAACGTCATACGGTGTTGTGATGAATGGATCATCCTGGGAGGTGGCAAACTGCATTTCTGCCCATGTGCCAATCCAACCGGAGTCACCCACCTCGCGAGCGTAGAGGAGTCTTTCACTCGATGCGTTCACGGCTGCCGCGCAAGCGGCTGTATCGGTCGCGCAAAGGCCCAAGGTAGCCGGACCCCTGCTCGCCATAAAATCCATAAGTCTCGGCCTAAGCATGTTCTCTTTTCCCCGTAAATGGATTCAGGCCACGTTTCAGTCGAAGACAAAATGTTGGACGCTTAATCCCATATTCATCAGCCCAGTCAGCGGAACATTTCGTAATTCCATTATGTGTTATCCAGCGATTTGTTCTCATGTTGCGACTCTGCACCATTTTTGTCGCCCACCTAAGATTCATTGGATAACCACATCGCAAACATTCGGCGCACCTGCCGCATGTATAGCTGCCTTCATTGTCAATTCGATCAACTGTATGAATCGGAGTAGGTCTGTGTCCCAAAAGATCAATTATGCCAGCAGGGGATGCTCGCAGACATTCGCATACTCGAATCCCCCTGCCTCCGTACCGATAATAATCCAGAGAATTTGAGTTGTAGCAGCGTCCGATCATTCTTGACCAAATGCTGGAAACGTAAGAACCACCAAGTCCATGTGTCTTTCCGCCTTGTTCGCAACCACAGCTTTTTGTTCTTCCTTCTCTCAGTGATTGACTTGGGACGATTGATATTTTTCCGCAATCGCAAAGGCACTCCCACCACACGAACTTGAATTTGGAGCAATCGTTTCGGCGTGTTACAAGAAGTTTGCCGAAACGTCTGTTGGTCAGATCAATGAACTTTCCCACACCCCACTTATCGCCCCATGCCAACGGACAAGCAAGACGATATTACGGCGGCAGGTTCGGGTTGCCCCAAGTGATGCCTGCCCCCGCGTTCCACAAATCCGCCGCCTCCGCATCGCTCAAGACCCTCGTCCACAACCCCGACTCATCGAGCGACCGTTCCGTTGATCCAGAGAACACCGCGTTACCAGCAAACGAAATCCGATTTCCACTGCCACCTGCCATCGGAAGCGCAACCGTGTCTATGATTAAAGCATTGTCGATTTGCAACCGCGCCTTTTGATCTGCGGGATCGTACCAAGCACGGTAGAAATGCCAGCCTCCATCCTGCGGGTATGGATACACGATTTCCTCGAACTCAACGCCATCACCCTCGGCGTCCAGCAGCATGTCTCCGTTCAAGAACGCCAACTCCATGAACGAGGTTGGCGACGACCAGCGGACAGAGCGAATACTGCCATTGGCGAAATTATCGGCTGGATTCAACTTCACCCAACCGCACATGGTAAATCCTGTAGCGCCTGCGTTGTCCAGAAGCGTGAAGTCGCCCGTGTTGACCGATAGGCTAGTTCCGTTGCCGGGGCGGAAGCAATTGCCAACTTTGCCAGGTTCGATAACGCCATCGCCGATTGCGTAAGTGATGTCGAAATTGTTCGCCGTTGAATCCAAGATAAAGTTGTCGATGTCGTAATCATCGAACGTCCAATAGCCCAGCAACCCCACCGCCTGCGCTATCTGAATCGAGAAGTTCTTGGAGCACGCTTCCTCACCAGCATCGAGAAGCGTTATCGTAAATACTGGCCCCTCCGCTGTAGTTGGTGTTCCTGAAATCTCGCCTGTGAGAGAATTGAGCGTCAATCCGGCAGGCAACGCGCCAGCGGCAAGCGTCCAGAGCGGCGTCGCTGCGCCTGTTTGCATAAGGGTGTAGGAGTACGGGGTTCCAGTTACACCCGCTGGCAGTGTTGACGGCGACGTGATTTCGATGACGCGGATCGTGAACGACTTTATCTGAAACGCGCCATTGTCGTCCGTCACCTTGAGATCGAAGCTCGACATTCCTACGGACTGGGGCGTGCCGAACAGATTGCCCTCCGGGTTAAGTTCGAGACCAGCAGGCAGAGACCCGCTCTCTACCGTGAACACGTACGGTTCAGCGCCACCAGCTACATCGAACACGACGGACATCACCTCGTTGACGCACACCGATGCCAGCGGTGATTCGGTCACGAAACAAATCTGGTGAATCCGCGCCAGCTTGCAGGCCAGAGCCGCCGCCCGCGCATCGGCGTCGGCCTGCCAGGGCGTCCGAATCGTGCCCGCGTCCACGAACTCGGTCGTGGTTGTGCCGTCAGGACATTCTACAGTGCATTCCTGAAAAGCGTTGTTGAACAGAGCGCGTCGGAACGGTGGATTGGGATTATTCGGATCGTCGCCCGGCGGCACCGGAGGATCGAACGAGCAATCTATCGCCTCGCGCTCGGCGCATTGCTGAGTCACCGTCTCGCACTCGGAGATGCTCGTGGTCACGACGCCAACGCATTCTTTGAAGCAGCCAGGGGCAAAAAATGTTCCGGCTGTGGCGGGCTGATTAAAATGGCCAAAGCAACGCCAAAAATCAGGGGTTTCTGCACTCGTGTTCAAGAACGGAAATTCTGAACACGGAGCGCATTCGCTGATTTGATTCGGGCAAGGAATGTTCACAGGTCAACAAATCAAGTTTCCGTACGGCGGCTTCATCAATGGCTCAGCATACAGTATAAAGGCGCGTATGCGACACCAGCCTTTGATTAAAAGCCTGCACTGAAATTGATATCCAACAGTTGAAGGTCTCCCAGTTTTCGCATTAATACAGATGGAATTCGGAACGGGCAAATCCACATCGGGTCGGTACGCTTCGCAAAATTGCTCGCTCGGATATCCGCTACAAGCAATGGATGGAAAAGTTTCGTTGCAATCACGAGCCGAACAATCCTGCCAGGAATACCAGGGAATCCAACAAGGGTATCCGTCTACGCGATAACTCAACTCGAAATCCACGCTGCCGAAAAGTTTGTCGATCCACAGAGCGCCACCGACGAGCTTCTTGGGTTTCAGGTAATCTCCAAACGTATAGGCCGGAAATTCCACCCCCCATTGCACACGCGCATCTCCACCATCGTTCCGATCAAATCTCTGGTCGTTTGTGATCTGCCAAATTTCTATGGAGTTGTGCAGGTCAGACCAAACGACGGCGAAACACTTTTGAAGACCACCAAAATCTCCCTCGACGATTTGAAGAAACTTCAATCCCTCAAGCGACCCCTCAAATGCCGGTGGCTTTCGTTCGTCGATGGTTGATGATATGTCGTAGTCCAACGGAAGAATTGTCTGACCAGCGACACCAACCGGAGTTTGAATTGGAGAATTGGTGATGAGCAGACGATTATCGAATTCCACACCGCTCATGTAGCGCATCATCGAACGATCATTGTACACCAACGCCCGATTCACGCTGTTGCTTAGAGGAATGTTACCCGGTTGATGGAAGTACCGAATTGCGGTTGCCAGTGATCGAATGTCACCGTTTGGAGGGCCGGGAAAATAAAGGTCGTCGTTCACCTGAACAACTGCACGCTCGGCAAATGTGCCGCCTTTGACGAGGACAACTTTTTGAAGCGGCATCAAATCCAATGTTGCCTTTGTCCACGCATCCCGCGTTACTGGCGCTTCATTTCCGTACACGGCGCGTCGAGTGAAAATGAAAAGCTGAGAGGTGCCAGTGGCCGTGTCCAAATTCGCGGCGTGCTTCAACGCCCGAATATTTCCGGCAACGGTGGGCACGATGAAAGCGTCCCCGGCTTTTGCCACGGGCGATTCTGTGACTTTCAATACGCTGTCTCGATAACCAAACGCTAGCGTCCCGCTGGCCTTGTTTTCCACGATGTCACCAGCGGCGTATTTTCGACCCTCGAATGAGAACCAAACGCGTTGGGCGTAGTAGTCACTCGCGCTAGCCGCCGGAATTTCGTTCGTCGGATCAGCAACACCGACGAACCCGTTCGATCTCCGCATTCCATCTCCACCTTCAGAGAATGCCCAGTAGAAAACGGGATTCGTCACCTCGTCTCCACATTGCCACACGATCCGATGTTTCGCTTATCATCGGTTTCAACTGCTCCAGCTTCCTGGCCTTGTAAGCGTCGGCCAGTTGACCTTTCCAATACGTCCAATTCTCCGCGCTCGGCAGAGAATTGATTGCCCGAATCAACGGCTCGAAATAATGCGCCTCCAGCGCCTTTGCCAGCCAATGCTCGAAAAGCTCCGGTGAATTCAAGCACTCCAGCTTGGCCAGATACGCCTCCTGCATCTTCAGCAAGACACGCCTGGCGTTCTCGACATAGAACAATTCTGATCCAATCGCCGGAATTATGCTCGGTTTGTTAACGGCGCAGGCCAGAAGGAACCATTCTGCCGGTTCGTCATGCGGTGGAAGTCCATCATTCATTGGATGTAGTTGGTTGGGTTTGTGTTTGGTGGTTTAGAAATTTTTCTTTGAGACGTATGGCACCCGTTACTCCATTGCTCCCCTTCTTGGTTCCATCGCTTCCTGAGATGTT